ATACGCAGTCTGGATGAGGGACAGAATGCGGGGATAGTTAGCAAAAAGCTTATCCCAAAGAGCACGTTCAACATGGCGCTGCAACTCAGGATCGAATGACCCTTCGAAAGAAGAGTAATCGGTGCCATAATAGATGCAACCATGCTTGTGCAACCCATTAAGACGCTCGACGACCTGAGCAGGACGAAGATGCTTAATGAAGTGGTTGTCATAAACAAATTTCTCAGCGTAGTGGATGTAGGGTCCAACGACGGCTTTGAAATAGTCAGAACGTGAGTTTATGATACGTGGTTCCTTGAGTTCGGTATAAAATTCGGCCTTTATGAATGACTTAATACTATTCATCTCACGCGGAGAAACCTGTCCGTTGAAGTACTCGTCAGCACACTTACGAAGGTGAGACTTTCGTTCGAGATTATAGTTAGCGTTGTCTAACCACTCGTCTTGTAGTTCTTCAAAAGACACTACGGGCAAGACGGGGTATTTCTTCAGTTCTTCTCTGACAAATGCGAAGAACGCTGATCTCATCGACACATCATGTGGGTGAAATTGATGTGCGCAACGCTTCAGCAATCCACGCTTCCAGTTGGACGGTGTGTGTGCAACTGAAAACGCAGTACCTGATGTGGGGCCGTACCTGATTTCTGTGTAACGAGGGGGATACCGCTCGTCTGTTTTAACTCGCTTACTAAGACCATAGAAGTTCAATGAATCTCTGGAATTCGGAAGTTTAGGCATGTGTTTGCTCAGAAACTCACTGTCAAAACCGCAGGCGAGGCCTGGAGTTTGTGAGTGCATAACCTTTCGGCTCCAAAATCCAAGACAGTTTCATTGACATCAGAATAGTGCAACATGCAGGCTAAAACCAAATCACCTAATTGCCTACGTGAAACACGAATTCTTAGTCGAACTGCCCTTCGAACAAGGTCCGCATGTCCCAACTCAGGATTCAAATCGACCAAGTGATAAAGACGCATCAAGTCGTACTGTGAAATCTCACAATTGACTGTGGCTTTATGTTGCTTGGAACGACCATTCACCAAGAGAGAGCCATGGCTAATCTGGACGTTGCCGCCTAGTATTTTGAAGACTGGAAGAGTTAAAGTGAGTTTATTTCCAATCTGAGACACTAATTCCTTACTTGCAGCAGATGCCTCCTCACCGTGTTCCGAAACATCGCGGAGAGCAATAGCCGGTGTGACAACCTGCCCTATTTCTTGCTCATACATATAGAGATCTTTGTCGACATAGTGATCGAACAACTTGAAACATTCGCCAACATGACGCTCTATCGTCTCAAAGTTGTACTTACGTAAGCAGGATCGTTTACGCAGGATCAACCAAGTCCACAAGATCGTACATACATACATAATGCTGTATGATATATAGCATTCACTTGAAATAGTCAAATACGGAAATGACAGAAATACGATGACTACGAGAGCCACCGCCCAATGCTTC